GGAGGGTGTATGCGAACCTGTGCTCGATGCAAGTGTTTCATTCCACAATCCCGGCTAGATGTGTTGCCTGACACTCAGACCTGTGTCACTTGTTCTGGTGTGCAGAAATATGTGGGTGCCATGGTGTATGACCACAAGACAGCAGGCCGTTTGGAATTCGTCCGTCCAGAAAACAAGCAGGCACTTCATACTTTAACTCGTTTTGTGAATCGAGGAAGATGATGAATATACAAGTCACACCCACTGCTTTATCCGAGCTACAAACAGCATTAGAACGTGAGCAATGCGGTTACATTCGTATCACGGTGATACCAGGCGGCTGTTCAGGATTCAAATATTCCATGAACTTGGAGGAATCTACAGGAGAGGATGACATGGTGGTGGATGTGTCAGGATTCGTCGGGATCTCGTGGAAACAAGTGAAACTACTTGTGGATCCTTTCAGTAGCCAATATCTGGAGGGATTGCATCTGGATTATGTGTCCACTATGGAAGCTTCAGGATTTAAATTCAATAACCCTAATGCAACAGGCGGCTGTGGTTGTGGGAGCAGCTTCAGCGCCTGAGGATAAATTATGATTCGTTATGCAGACATTGTGGTGGATTTACAGGCAGGTGACACAGGCAAAGGGAAGGTATCCCATTGGTTAGCCAAGAATAATAACTATGACGTTGTGTTACGATATAATGGCGGCGCCAATGCCGGGCATACCATCTATCATGAAGGTAAGAAAATTGTCACGCACCAGGTCCCGGTTGGTATATTTTACGGCATTCCATGTGTGATTGGTGTTGGATGTGTTGTGAATTTACCGAAGCTTCGTGAAGAAATTGAAATGCTTGAACAATTAGGATTTGATGCCCCCATCATGATTGATGCTCGATGCCATATCACAACACAAAAACATCTTGATGAAGATGGTAGCGATACAAAAATAGGCACTACTAGGCAAGGGATTGGTCCAACCTATCGTGACAAGTATGGAAGAACTGGAACTCGCATGCGCGAGTTTTTGAAGTATAATAGTTGGGACTTACCATATGATATGATTGATACCTATCATTTTTTTCATAACGAACATCGTGAATTGAACATCCTCTGTGAAGGAGCCCAAGGATTTCAAATTGACATTGATTGGGGTGATTATCCTTATGTGACTAGTTCACATTGCACCTCAGGTGCTGTGGCGTTGAATGGTGTGCCTCCTAGAACCTGGCGTAGTGTGTATGGCGTCATGAAGGCCTATGAAACCTATTCTGGATTCAAATCTTATAATGATAAAGGTGACCAAGAACTTCTAGACAAAATTCAACAAGTTGGACAAGAATTTGGTGCCACGACAGGCAGAAAGCGTCAGGTGCGTTGGTTACATCTAGATGATGTGATTCAAGCCATGTATATTAATGATGTCACAGACCTTATCATCAATAAGGTTGATGTTCTTGAAATTGTGGGTATGTTTGGTGTTTATCATCGAGGTGTTCGTCATACATTCAGAAATGTGAATGATTTTAAACGTTTTGTAGAAACACAGATACGAAAGGAATATAAACCTGAATTACGAACCATAGTTTGGTCTACAACTCCGGAGGGAGTATGAGAATTTTAGTGATGGGTCTTCCTGGCTCAGGCAAGTCCACATTGGCAAAGGTGTTGGCAGAGAAGTTGGATGCTGTGTATCTGAATGCTGATGAAGTACGCAAACAATACAATGATTGGGATTTCACAGAAGAAGGGAGAATTCGCCAAGCCCAACGCATGGCAGACCTGGCTTGGGTGGCAGAGGATTATGAAAAGCATGTGGTGGCAGACTTTGTGTGTCCTACTGAACAGACTCGCCGCCGCTATTGTGCTGATTTTACTATTCTTCTGGACACCATTTCAGAAGGCCGCTTTGAGGACACCAACCGAGCATTTGAACGTCCTGTGCATCCTGATTATGTGATTACTGAATGGGGTGTTGTTGAGGATCAAGTAAAGGATATCATATGGCGTATCAATATGGGTATTGCCTTTGACAGCAAAAAGCCTACCGGACTAATGATTGGAAGATTTCAACCCTTTCATGATGGTCACAAGAAATTGTTTGAGGAGATTTTGAAGAAACAAGGACAAGTGCTGATTATGGTGCGCGATACTCATGGTACTGATGAGAAGAATCCATTTGATTTCACCTTTGTAAAAAATAGAATTCATGAAGCATTGAAGGAATACAATAACAAATACATGGTCATACAGGCACCTAACATTTGTGGTGTGTATTACGGAAGAGATGTGGGGTATGAAGTTGAAAAAATTTCACTTGATGCTGAGACAGAAAACATCTCTGCCACCAAGATTCGCATGGAGATGGGACAGTAAATGGTTCATGTAAAGCGACACATTGCAAAGTCCATTTCATATAGAATACTAGGAAGTTTACAAACTGTAATAATAGGATATATTCTTACAGGCAGCATTTATATTTCATCAATCGCAGGAGTTGTTGAATTAATAATAAAGCCTGTGATATACTTCATCCATGAACGTATTTGGTACAAGTATATAAATTTTGGATTAGAAAATAAAGGTGATTGATGTACTGTATCATATCATTACCCAGAACAGCATCCACCTTCACCTGGCATCAGATTCATGCAGGATTGGTGTTTCTGGATTTTAAAAATCGTAGTCCCTTTTCCAGTTCTATTTTTAATCCCAGATACAATACACCAGAACAGATACAAAAAAAATATGAAAAGGTTATAGTTGATTTACCTTTGATTAAGATTATTTCTAATCATAGCTGGGACATGGTGGAAAATATACTGAACAGTAAATATCAAACGATTTTTATTAAACCTAAGGATGTTCGAAGATATGTGTTAAAAAATGTTGTAGCTAAACAAACTGATTCTTATGCAAATAAAGAAGCTAGATATCCCTACGTTGGTACATTGGTTATAACTGAGCAGGAGATACAGGAACGATTGGAGTATTATTATAAGCACATGAATTTTGAATCTAGGTGTAACTATAGTTTTTATGATTTAGATATTCTTAATAATCCATTCATAATAAATGAAACATTAAATTTGCCTATTGTAAAAAATCAATATAGCTATAGGCCATCTAAATATAGTGATGAAGAAATGTTACAAGATGTGAATCAATTCAACCAATTATTTGAGAGTGTTTATGAGCGGCAAAGGTGATAGTCCCAGACCCATGAGTGTGAAGAAACAACAGTTTGATGACAATTGGGATAGAATTTTCAATAAAAGCATTGCAGATGAACTAACGAAAATTTCACAGGAGATAGGATTATATGATGCACCCAAACGAAGTGAAGTTGACATCACAGAATTTCCCAGAGTGGATGAAGATGGCAACAGAATTGAGTGGACAGCATGTTGAGGCTCTAAAAGAACAAGCCACCAGACAAGGAGTGAACTATGCCACATCCGCATAAGAACAGACCACGCCGTGGTCGTAGAAAAATTGGTAGTAAGAAGCGCAAGGCCCGTTCCAATCGGAGAAAGCGTTAGGACTTGACTTTTCTGGTAGAATGTGTTATATTACAATATGACTTCAAGTGAGGTGTTATGCCGCATCAAGTTGGGTACTGCTGTATCAATCTGACACTAGGCAAACAGAAAATCACCACAGGCAGGACGTTACGTCAGGCTTCGTTCCGTCAGGACACGAATCTAGAACGGACGTCCTTGCTTACTTTACAGAATGCCAAGGACCTGGTGACCATTCTGAAATGGAATGTCACCAACAACATTCGTGTGTTTCGGATTGGCAGCAACATCTTTCCTTGGTTTGAGGAATACCATGAAACAGACCTGCCAGATTATCAGCAGATCCTGTTGGCATTGCGTGAGGCAGGTGAAATCATCATGGCAAGTGGTATGCGTGTGAGTTTTCATCCTGACCATTTTGTGAAGCTGGCATCCAACAAGCCTCAGGTGGTGGAACGCAGCATCAAGAATTTACATCATCACAACCTGCTGTATCAAATGATGGGGGTTCCTGGTGGTCATTATTATCCCTTGAACATTCATGTGGGTATGAATCGTTCGCAGGATGTGGTGGACAAGTTTTGTGAGCAGTTTCAGAACTTGAACAGTTCCACACAACAGCGGTTGGTGGTGGAGAATGATGACAAGGAAAATTCCTTCTCGGTGAAGCAGTTGTACGAGGACATTTACACTTGTATCAAAACACCCATCACATTTGATTATTTTCATCACACATTTCATACTGATGGATTGTCCTCACAACAGGCAGCTGAACTGGCGGCATCCACTTGGGGCACCACACCGTTGTTTCACTACAGCGAGAGTAAGAATCTGAATGAAAATGTGAATGGCAATCCCCGAGCACATTCTGATTACACTTTCTGGAAGATTAATGATTTCGGTCTAAATATAGATGTTGATTTGGAGGCCAAGGCCAAAGAATTAGCTTATTTCAAATACTTGGAGGTATTATGAAACGTTGGTATCGTGACAAAAAGAAGGGAAAACTAGGTGGACTATGTGCAGGGTTGAGCGAAATGTTGGGAGTGGATGTAACATTGATACGTTTCATCTGGGTTGCTGCCATATGGACCCCGTTCCCAGCAATATTAGGTTATTTTATAGCATGGTTCATTGTACCAGACAAGGAGGAACTCCATGCTACAACTACTACTGATACTACAACTCCAGGCACCAGCGGTAACAAAGAATTTCTTGCCGGGTAAAATACCACGTGATACTACACGTAATTACATTGTACTACATAATGATGGAGGTAATTTAAATGCCAGTAGTACGAGATTGGTTCTTAGGACAAGAAGATTGGCCTATCATTATTTCATACAGCGTGATGGGTCCATACATCAATTTATGGATTTACGGTATATCGCAAAACATGCAGGCATTACTTCCTGGAATGGTATATCAGGCTGGAACAATTTTAGTATAGGTATAGCATTACAAGGTGTAAATTTTATGGAATACACCTGTAATCAATACAAGAGCTTGAAAAAATTATTAGATTATATTAACTTACGGTATCCTGATTCAAACAACTATCCTATACTGACACATGCAGAGATTGCATGGCCCAGGGGTAGAAAACATGACCCAGGACCAAACTTTGATTTGAGGAGATTAAACCATGACGTTAGCTGCGACCCCTGAAGAAAAACTGAAGCTACTTGATGCATTGAAAGAAATTTCCGCCAGCATGTCCCGTGTTGAGGCAGAGCGTGACCTTATTAAAAATCTGAAGGATGACATCTGTGATGCACTACAACTGAACAGAAAAGTGCTAAACAAGCTGGCGCGCACCTACCATAAGGGCAACTACAATGAAGAAGTAGAACTGCACAAGGATTTTGAAACCTTGTATGAAACTGTAACAAAAAAGGTTCTGTAATATGAATGTGAAGTTGGATTTTGATGATGTATTGATTGTCCCACAATTCTCTGACATCACCTCACGACAACAAGTGAAGGTGGAAACATCCATTCAAGGCAAATGGGGCGCCAGAATTTCTGGTGTTCCCATCATTGCTGCCAACATGGATGGTGTGGGAACCTTCAGTATGCATCATGCCTTGAAAAAATTCAATGCCTTCACAGCCATTACTAAACATCATACCTTGGCAGATTGGGTGCATCAACATGATGTCAGCCATGCTTTCATCACCATAGGGTTGAATGATAATGAAATGGAGATGGCCTTTGATATTGTGAAGGTATGGAAAGACAGAACTGATGTGTTCACACCGAAAATTGTGATTGATGTGGCAAATGGATACATGAATTCCTTCTATGACTTCATTTCCAAGGTGAGAAATCACATTCCAGACGCCTTCATCATGGCAGGAACCGTGGTGACACCTGAGGCAGTTGAACGGTGTATCATGTCTGGTGCTGATTTAGCACGTGTAGGCATCGGGACTGGTGCTGTTTGCACCACTCGACGTGTAACAGGTGTGGGTTATCCACAATTTTCCGCCTTGCAAGAGTGTGTTCCTGCCGCAGAATCAGTGGGAGGTGGTGTGCAAAGTGATGGAGGTTGTGTTTTTCCTGGAGATTTTTCAAAAGCTTTGGCTGCAGGCGCTAAAATGGTGATGGCCGGCAGTGTTTTTGCGGGTCATGATGAGTCAGAACAGGAAATTCGTGATGGAAAGGTGACTTTTTACGGGATGAGCAGTCATGCAGCCCAACAGCGACACAATCAAGTGAAAAATTATCGTGCTTCTGAGGGAAGAGTTGTGCAATTGCCCTATAAAGGCTTGGTGGAACACACCATGTCTGACATTTTAGGTGGAATTCGTTCAACTTGTGCCTACGTAGGTGCACTAAATATTTCTGAACTGCCAAACAAGGCAAAATTCATTCAAGTAAACAACCAACTAAACCGCTCTTTAGAGCAATACACGGTGCGATGATGAAAATTATTGATAAAATCGTAGATTTTTTGTTGAAAAAATTGATGGCATACAAAACCAAGAGAAAGTTAGAAGAATTAAAAAGACGGGATCCCTTCATTTATAATTAAACATGAGTAATGCACAAGAAATTGATAGCAACTTACTATCTACCATCAATTTTTCTTCAACACGTCTAATACAATGGATGAATGTTTTACGAGAAGAAAATATCCGACAACAAAATTCATATAGAATTCTGGAAAATTTTTGGGCTAGTCAAATACGCAGCAAATCTTGGCTGATAAACGTCTTGAAGATGGAATTTCCAGACATTTCTGGCAATGCTTTGATTCTTGGGGGATGGTACGGTCTACTGGCTCAAATGTTAGTGGATAATACTAACATTGAAAAAGTCATCAGTGTGGATATTGATGAAGAATGTAAGATTCTTGGTGAAAGGCTTTCTGAAAATGATCCCAGAATAGAATTCATGCACAAGGACATGAAATATTTTCTTAACTTTGAAAATATTTCATTGATTTTGAATACTAGCACAGAACACATGACTCAGGAGAAGTATGATGCTTGGTTAGAGCATATCCCTAATCACATACCTATTGTTTTACAAGGAAACAATTTTGTGAACTGTGTGGATCATGTGAGATGCCAAAATTCTTTAGACCATTTTAATGTTGAAAGTAGGTTGAAGCGTATCGTATATACAAAATCTTTGGATTGTGTACAATTTCACAGATTCATGACCATAGGTTATAAAAATTAATTTGAGGTGGTTATACAATGTCTTATAAGCAAGCGTTAGCTATTTTTCAAGACACAAAAAGAAAACTAGATGTCATTAGCCCGACCTTTTGTGCAGCCAAGTGGTTACAGGTAACCCTGCATCTTAGCACTGGCACCAATCACAGTTGCCATCATCCAAAAGTTCATTTAATTCCTTTAGAAGAACTACAAAAAAATCCTTCTGCACTTCATAATACAGAGTACAAAAAGGAATTACGAAAGCAGATGTTACAGGGTGAACGTCCAGGAGAATGTGACTATTGTTGGCGTGTAGAGGATTCTACTAAAAATCAACCCAACGTGTTCAGTGACAGAACCACTAAAAGTTCTGAACTTTGGGCTAATCCACATATACCAAAAATTGCAAGAATGCCATGGGACGCAGATGTGGTCCCTACCTATGTGGAAGTGGACTTTGACACCACCTGCAACTTCAAGTGTGCCTATTGCTCTCCTTTGTACTCCACTACTTGGATGCAAGAAATCAAATCTCATGGACCTTATGCATTAGATGGCAGTTCATTTAATGATATAAGTGACCTGAAGCCTGGAATGGGGCTACCTATTCTACAAAGTGAGGAGAATCCTTACATTGAAGCATTCTGGAAATGGTGGCCAGATGCAGTTAAGGAAATGCATACCTTCCGAATCACAGGTGGAGAGCCTTTGTTAAGTAAAAATACTTTCAAAGTCCTTGACTTTTTAATTGAAAACCCACAACCACAATTGGAATTTTCCATCAATTCCAATTTAGGGGCACCTGTAGAAATCATTGAAAAATTTTTAGAGAAGTTGGAAATAATAGAACAGAATAAAGCTGCTAAAGTAATTCATGTGTTCACAAGTTGTGAAGCAACTGGAAAAAGAGCAGAATATATACGTTTCGGTTTGAAATATGATTATTGGTTGGGTAACATTCATAAGATTCTACAAAGAATTCAGACAAGTAGAATTACTATCATGTCTACTTTTAATTTGTTATCTATCACCACATATAAAGATTTTCTTCAGGATATGTTGGATATCAAGAACACTTACGCAACTGCCAAGAGATTATTACCTTTAAGTGTAGATACTCCATATCTCCGTCATCCGGAATTTTTAGCTCCCTGGATTGCCACGGAAAACTTCACACAGCACATTGTGGATTGTGTTACACTCATGTATAAAAATCAGGAAATAACAGATTGGTTCCCACTACAAAATCGTGGCTTCTATGACCATGAAATTCACAGAATGCGTAGAATTCATAGCTTGATGATGGAACAACAGGGGGATAACAGAAGAAATATTCAGGCCAGAATAAATTTTGCAAAATTTGTAGACGAGTACGACAAGCGTAGAGGTACTAATTTCATTGAAACATTCCCTGAGTATGAAGAATTCTATTATTTTTGTCGGGATGCACAAGTGTTACCACCTGACCTACAACTAAATTGGAAACCTGAGGTTTAGATATATGGTAATTTGGGGAATTTCTGCCAACAGTCATGATGCTGCCATCACTGTGGTGCAAGACAAAGAAATATTGTTTGCCTCACAATCTGAACGTTATTCAGGTGTGAAGAATGACGCCCACCTGAATGCTGGGATTATCACAGACGCAAATCGGTATGGAGAACCTGACCTAGTGATATGGTATGAACGCCCACTTATAAAGTCTCTACGTCAGTTACGAGCAGGACAAGGATGGGTGAACAACAATGCTAAACAATATGTTCGCAAGTATGGAATAACTGCACCATTAGTTACAGTGGATCATCATCATAGCCATGCTGCCGGGGGATATTATACTAGCAACTTTGAAGAGGCTGCTGTGTTGGTGATTGATGCCATTGGTGAGTTTGACACCACCTCCATATGGCATGGAAAAGGTAGTAAAATGGAGAAGAAGTTTTCCATTAAATATCCACATAGCTTAGGATTATGGTATTCAGCCATGACTCAACGAGTAGGTTTGAAACCCAATGAAGAGGAGTATATTTTAATGGGCATGGCAGCCTATGGCGACCCATTAAAGTATACTAACTCCATTCTAGAAGATTTCTTTGATAGCCAACATATCTTGAAATTGAATCATAATCTTCATCGTGGATGTACATGGTGGCGCCCGGAGTTAATCACAGAGCAGGATATGTATGATATTGCTGCGGCCACTCAATTCATTTATGAGTTATATCTTCATGATTTGTTAGATAAGGCCCAAAAAATAACAGGTAGTAAGAATTTAGTATTGGGTGGAGGATGTGCATTAAACTGTGTGGCCAACAGAATTGCTTTTCAATATTTTGAAAGAGTTTGGATCATGCCTAATCCTGGGGATGCCGGTAATAGCTTAGGTGCCATTACTGCATATCAACAGGAATTTTTGAATTGGAGAGGACCGTATCTTGGGTTTGACATGGGAATAAAATACCCTACAGAACAATTGATTGAAACATTACAGAAAGAAAAAATTGCAGGTGTGGCATTTGGTAGAGCTGAGTTTGGGCCTCGTGCATTAGGTCACAGAAGTTTGTTGGCTGACCCACGCGGTGATGACATCAAAGACAAGGTGAACAGCATCAAGAAACGACAAAAGTTTCGTCCATTTGCACCTGCCATTCTGGCTGAACACGCTAATGAGTACTTTCATATGCCTACAACAGAAAGTCCTTACATGCAATATACTGCTGTATGTAAGCGTCCTTTGACATTTCCTGCTATCATACATGCTGATGGAACTTCTCGGGTACAAACAGTTTCCAAGACAGATTCACCTGACTTTTATGCCTTTTTACAAGAATGGTATCGTGAAACTGGATGTCCCATGGTGCTGAATACCAGTTTAAACATCAAAGGCAAGCCCATGGTGAACAACAAACAAGATGCCATAGACTTTGCTAACAAATACAGTGTAAGTGTGTTATGAAACTAGCCTATGATTTTTATGACCACAGAAGAAATGAACCTTTTCCTAATTTAACACCTGCCATAGTGCGCGATTACTACAGTAACAATCCGGTGAGTGAAATATTTCAGTATGATCCACCTTCACCTTTCAAGTTAAAAACTACATTAGGACAATTTTGGCAATATCTTCCTAAAAAGTTTGATGTGGTAACTTTGTCAGAAAGCTTTAATGAAAATGATTTTTTTCTCTACACATTTGGTCTATATGGGTATCATAGAGACCTATTGATTTCTTATGGAAACAAAGAGTCAGCTAAAGGAGAAAAATATAATGTGTCATTTGTGAGAAATGTTTCTGAAAAAGCTGTAGAATTATGCAAACAAGGAAAGTTGAAATTTATAGTGAACTACGCACATGAACCTTTCAATGATTTTGAATTTTTAGAACTGTTCCAACGAGACTTGGATCTATTAGGATTATCCTTGAAGAATGATTTTGTGTTTTTCATTGGATCCTCCAATTTTTTTGACAGATACCCAGCAGCCGATGGATACAACTTCATTTGTGAAAACACACCCATGACTGATTGTGCCAATGTGTTGGAGGAAATGAAACTTCGTCCTATCCCTTCGGTTGGGTTCAAAAGTGCACTTATTCACGAACATGAACTGGATAACCCCAGGACAAAACACTTCATTACCATGAACAAGTCTCATAAAAGTCATAGAATTACTTTGGGATGTTTGTTTGAAAGTAGAAATATGTGGGACAAAGTATACGCCAGTTTTCTTCACACAGGAAATGATAATCCTGTGAAAACTGGAGATGAGGTGTTGGATGTTGAATTACATGAAGCCAGAGAACGCCTATTTTCTAAAATGCCTATTGTTTTGGATTCTCATGGGTATGATCCAAATGATATTCCAACCACTCGGTCATTCAAAAAACCGTTGTATCTGAATTCCTACATATACATTGTAACTGAAACAATTTTCAATGATGATGTGTTCATTTCAGAGAAGATATGTAACCCTATCATTGTGTTACAACCATTCATTGTCATGGCCGGGCCACATTATTTGAAATATCTCAGAAAACTAGGATATCAAACATTTCATGGATTCATTGATGAAAGCTATGATGATGAAATAGACAATGGTAGACGTATGCATAAGATTTGCAAGGAGATTGAAAGAATATCCAATTTACCATTGAATGACCTTCATGAATGGTATCAATCCATTAAACCCATTGTTTTACACAACAGAAATTTATTGTCATCTAAATATGCACATAGACCTTTATATGTGAATACCTTGGAAACCCTTTATAATGCAATCTAGAATATTAATAACAGGCGGAGCGGGTTATCTTGGTTCAGTTGTTGCTGAACACTTTTTAAGTTTGGGCTTTCCCGTCACCGTGTTGGACAATCTTCATTACAAACAGTTGTCTTTGTTGCACCTGTTCAAACATACACAGTTTAAGTTTGTGTTGGGAGATGCTCGTAACAAGGAATTGTTGCAACGTTTGGTAAAAGAACATGATGTGATAATTCCACTTGCTGCTGTGGTGGGAATGCCCGCATGTGACAAGAATCCTCAATTAGCTATGGATTTGAATTTTCATCAGATTGAAAATGTTCTGGAAGTGTTGGAAGACCATCAAAAACTAATACTTCCCAACACCAACAGCCAGTATGGCTCTTCCAGTGACATCATCACTGAGGAAAGTCCATTCAATCCTTTGTCTTTGTATGCCAGAACCAAATGTGATGCTGAAAATGCCATGTTGGCAAAAGGTAATGGGGTGTCCCTACGTCTTGCCACTGTGTTTGGTGTGTCACCAAGAATGCGGCAAGATTTACTGGTGAATGATTTTGTGTACAAGGCATTGACAGATGGTTATTTGGTGTTGTTTGAAGCTGATTTCAAACGTAACTACATACACATACGAGACATTGCTCGAACCTTTCAATTCATCATGGAAAACTATGACAAATGCAAAGGTCAAGCTTTCAACGTGGGATTGTCCACTGCCAATTTAAGTAAACTGGAACTGGCAGAAAAAATCAAGCAGTATATTCCTTCTTTGGTTATCAAGCAAGATAATTTCAAAGAGGATTTTGACAAAAGAAATTACATTGTATCCAATCAAAAAATTGAGCGATTGGGTTGGTTTCCTGTTTTTACATTAGATTATGGTATTCAACAACTTACAGAAGCATACAAACTCATCATCACACACAACAATAGGAATTTCACAAATCTATGACTGAACGCCGCTATTTGCACACCTTGGGTGATTTAATTGACCGTTTGAGCATTGTGCAGTTGAAAGAAGTATTCATTCCTGAGTACAAGAAAGAATATGCTCAAGAAATTGAAGATATTGTTCATGACATCCAATTGATTTTAAATGATGTAGAAGAACCCATCACAGCTGACACCATTCGTGCTATTGTAGTAGTTTCACAAATGAATCTTCATATCTGGCATAATGAATCCAATTATCGTCGGGGGATCCGAGATGGAAACAACCTAGAACTGACACACGGATTAAATGGCATTCGTAATACTGCAAAGAATGTCATCCAGGAAGTTGTTGGTGGTAGAAAAGACTATAAGGTAGATTGTTTAGCAGCTGACTTTAAAGATTGGGAAGTAAGTTGGAATGGCAATACAAGAAACCAAGAAACGAACGACGATTAAAGCGATTACGTGGAGAGCTGTTGCAATTGTAAATTCATGGGTGATACTGAGTTTATCATTTAGCACATCCAATCTCACGAATGCTCTGTTAATGAACTTAACTGGGTTTTTCGCATTTTATTTTTTTGAACGTGTGTGGAGCAAAATTAATTATGGTAGATACTACCAGGAGTAATTATGGAATTGAGAGGTAAAAACATCCTTGTGACGGGTGCCAATGGTTTAGTCGGGAATCCTACTGTTCGTAAATGTTTAGAAGCAGGTGCCAACAAGGTTTATGCTGTAGACCTTCGTTTTTCAAAAGAATTACAACAATGGGCGATAGATTGCAGCGGGCAACTTCAATTAGTTGAAACAGACCTAACGTATTTGGAAAATTGTGAGAGATTGTTTCAAACGGCCATGGGCCGATGGGCCCAAGATAAGATTCATGTAGTATTGCACATTGCAGGTATCAAAGGATCACCATCCAGAACAGCTAAATCGCCAGCAGATTATTTGTTCCCTATGATGATGTTTAATACCAACATGATGAAAGCCTCTTTTGATGCACAAGTAGAATGGTTCGTCTATCTTTCTTCTGTGGGTGTGTATAGCCCAGCGGACGTGATGTACGAAGATAGTGTATGGGAAACCATGCCATCTAAAAATGATTGGCATCCTGGATGGTCCAAACGCATGGGAGAATTGGCATTGGATGCTTTAAAAATACAACATGGTTGGGATAATTGGACCATACTGCGTCCATCAAACATTTATGGTCCCAATGATAATTTTTCTCCTGACGCCACGGTAATAAGCTCTAACATCTGGAAGTTAACAGGAACTAATTCTGAGGACATGATTTGTTGGGGTGACGGTTCTTCCAAGAGAGATTTTGTGTTTAGTGAGGATGTGGCTGATGCTACTATTGATGCTGTGAAAAATGAAGTTCGTGATGTGGTAAATTTTGGATGTGGTGAAGCAGTCTCCATCAAAGATACTATTGAAACTATTGTGTCTGAATATCAGTCCATCACAGGCAATAGGAAAAACATCATCTGGGATTCTTCAAAGCCAAATGGAGATAAGTTGCGGTGTTTAAGCACAGAAAGACAACAGAAGTACAATTTGCTACCAACAACCTCATTAAGAGATGGTATACGAAAAACTTTGCAGATATTTCTAGGACCTAGTCCCAAGTAGGGAGAGGACATAAATAAAAACAAAGGAGATGAAGTAGTATGAATATAAAGCAACAATCTTTAATTGAAAAAGGCTTCTATGTGGGCAAAGTAGAAGAATTGGTAACAGATTTAGATGAATTCAATCAGATGTGTGATTTTGTGATGAACTTCTCCTACACTGATGATAACTGGGATTGCTATTATCCGGTGAAACCTGCTCCTGAAACACCAGCAGAAATAAAGAAGATGTATTATGATAATCCAGAATGTTGGCCATCTGTCATAAAAATGCATGAAGTTGAAGAAAGAAAAATCTTACAGGACAAATACAAACTATCTTATGACCAAAAATGGTATCGTTTGTTAAATGATCCTCAGCCGGTAGCAGGTGTAAAATTTAAATATTTTCAAAAACTATCTGAGAGATTTATCGCAGAAGCATATCCAGAAATGGATTTAAATTCTGCACATCATAACAATGTGTTTGCATTGTACGATGACAAGGATTGTTATATTGACCGACATAAAGATGGGCAAACAGGTAAGTTTTGTGGAATCATCATCTACTTAAGTCCTGAAGATACCTGGAAGGATGGCGGCGGCGAATTTCTATGTGGCACAGACACTAACAACAATCCTGTGTCGGATAAGGTTATCCCAGTCAGAGGAAATTATGTGGTATTGGATTTCATGCGTCATGATGCCTGGCATGAGGTTTTACCTGTAAAGAATGGATTTAAACGTTGGTCTTACTTAGATTTCGTCCGAGAGGAAAAAAATTAACTTAAAGGTGAATTGTCATGATTGATAAAGATTCTAGAATATTAATTACCGGTGGCGCAGGATTAGTTGGTCAAAATCTAACAAAATATCTTGTCGAACAAGGCTACAAAAACATCCGAGTGCCTATTCATAGAAGAAGGCCCAGAGAACAATATGAGGGTGTTTTTTATTGGGATGCTGAGCTAACTGACTATAACAGTTGCTTGAAAATTACTGAAAATGTAGATGTGGTGATACACGCGGCCGCCTCTACTTCTAATGCAGTGGATACCGTCGTAGATCCTCTTGCTCATGTCACACCTAATGTGGCCATGAACAATTTTCTGATTGATGCATCATATCGTAACAAAGTGAAAAAGTATATTTTCCTATCTTCCAACACAGTATACCCTCCTAAAGGAGATGAGCCTGTAGTAGAGACAGACTTTCTTTTTGATGCTCCCTATCCAGTTTACTTTCCAGTAGGATGGATGAAACGATATGCTGAAGTGCAATGTGAATTGTATGCCAAGTATCTGCCCAATCCTATGACCACAGTAGTAATTCGACCAGCCAATTTATATGGTCCTCATGACAAGTATGATTTCAACAAGTGCCATGTAACACCTGCCACTATCAGAAAAGTTGCTGATAACATGAATCCCATCCCGGTTTGGGGTGATGGTTCTGAACTTCGTGACTTGTTGTATATTGATGATTTTGTGGAAGCCATTGAATTAATCATGAGAAAACAAGATAGTTATGAGGTATTCAATGTAGGCTCCAATACTGTGTATTCAGTGAATGAGGTGTTGAACACCATGAAGCGTTTGGTTGGTAATGATAATCCTGTAACCTATGTACAGGGTAAGCCATCTATGATTCCTGTCAGAAAAATCAATTCAGATAAAATCAAGAGTCAACTTGGATGGGAAGCCAAGACTTCTTTGGATGAAGGGTTAATGAAAACTTACAATTGGTATATGCAACACCGTGGAGAATTTCAGAGATGAGCAACAGAGAAAATTATTTTGGTCAGGATTTCACGAAGTTCAAAACTCGGGATCCTAAAGTAACACGGGGAATAGCATTTGGAGGATGTTCATTTACTTGGGGACAAGGGTTGTATTACTACAGTAATCTACCTACAATAAAAGAACCTATGCCAAATCATTTTGCTCGATGGTTGGTTAAAAGTGCTCATATCAGCTTCATGGAATCAGTTCGATATCCTAGACTGGTAGCTAAACATTTCAATACTTTCGAAGAAGTACATCCTTATAATGGAGGATCGGATGAATCTGCTATAGATTTCTGGACCAGAACATTTGATCCTACCAGAGATGGTGTACGTCACATGAATGATGACGGTACCTATAGCGTGTCTGACCCCAATTATGATTACAAAGAGTTTGCCTACTTTGTGTATCAATTCACACAACCTGAAAGGTCCAGATTTAAATTCACCTACCAGGGAAAACAATATCATTTCGTGGTGCACTACGCCAGAAATCAATCTGCTCCAGTAGTAGCAGCTTCAGGTGGAACTGGAAATGTGGTAGATGATTTTTCTGCTTTCAAAGGATGGTTACTAGAAAACAACATGACTTATGAGCAGTGGGAAGATTTGCATAGAAAAAATGTGGTGGCTGATGTGAAGACCATGTTGATGAATTTTGAAACCCATGGTGTGAAAACCAGGATTCTTGTGTGGCCAAATGAAATGGTGAATTATGTTTTAGCAGATCCTTGGATGAAAGAGCGGTTTGTGACACTATATTACAAAGATATGCCGGTGCAATCTTTTGCTGTTCTTATGGATTTACCAGAAATGAAAATTGATACAGACCATCAGCATTTCATCACAACACCAGGAGACCATCATCCTTCATTGCTTTGTCATCAGGCGGTGGCTGAGTCATTGATAAGAACCATGGATGAAAACTACATTCACCGACCACATTATGAATAGTCCACAGTATACTCCTTATAAAGATGCACTGACCAACTCCATGAACTTATTGGCATCCAATAATTTTTTATTTGTAGGCCAACAGATTGTGTACGCTGGAAATCCTATGAGCACAACCTTAGGTGATGTTTCCAAAGAAAGGATGATTGAACTTCCAGTCATGGAAGAAACACAGATGGGGATGTCTTTAGGTATGGCCATGGCAGGAGATAAGGTGATAACTTTTTATCCACGTTGGGATTTCATTATTCTCGCAGCCAATCAACTGATTAATCATGTGGACAAGTATCAGATGATGACAGGAAAAAATTTAACATTGCTGATTCGTTTGGGAAAGGGTTCAGACAAACCATTAGATCCTGGCCATCAACACAAAGGAAACTATTTCTCCGAGTTTTCTTCAATGTGTAAAAATATTAAGTTTCATAACTTAACTGAATGGTCTCTTATTGAACCTGCGTATGCTGAAGCTGCACAAGGTGGAATTCATGTTCTTGTAGAATATCCAGAACTGTATTATAAATGAAGAAATTTTGTTTTGTTCAGCATTGTCTAGATAGAACTAAGGAAAATTTTGAAAACTTTTGGACAGTTGAAGCTGACAAAGAGGTTTTCCAAGAGCTACCTTTTTCTTTAAGAAAGTTTACACAATTTCAACAAGTTCACTTTCATGATATAGATTCTGATACCACATTGTTTGTAACAATGGAAGATTTCAAACATGAGGATTATCAAATAGAAAGTTTGAAAAAAGCCTTGAAGGGAAAATCGTTTAAAAAAGTTTTTTATGATTTTTCAACTTATGATAATCAAGACATCGCAGAAGAAATTTTAGACAAATTTGAAGGCATTGTGGATACACCTTCATTTTTTATCACGAAAAATCTTATATCCACAAGAAAAAATCATTTTTGGTTTGAAGTGTTGTTTCGACATTACATTGAAAATACTCCAGCCAATGATGAAGCTTTCAAGGCTTTTCGTTTAATTCGAGATGTTCAGACTCCTTTTTTAAGAAAGCACAAAGGAATGTACCATGTAGGACATATTCGGTTTCATAAAATACAACTTTTGGAATTTCTGTATCAGAACAAATTTCTAGAGGATTTTCTATGGGGAGCTACAGGTACTGATTATGATCCTGGATTATTTCCAGAGTTAGTACCTAAGAAGTTTCAAGATGAATTTAGGAAATTTCAAATTGTAAACCAACTACCTCACTTCTATGATTATGAAAACTATGACCATTATAATCAAAGAGGAAACAGTTTCAATTTCGTTACATATCTAGATACATATTTTGAAGTAGTAGCTGAAACAAAATTTTATCACTTCAAGAATCAAAGTGGTGCATTGGACACAGAAAAAGGCTGGAACAACATCACAGAAAAGGTGATGCGACCAACATTTATTGGTCATCCGTTTATTCTTTTATCTAAGCCTAACACCATTAAAACTTTAGAATCTAAAGGGCTAACCTATCGTTTAGATTTTTGGAATCATAATTATGACATTATAGAGGATGACCAGGAAAGAATGCGTGCAATTCAGTCTACTATATCGAACATTCTTCATCTAAGTAAAAGAGAATTGAATGACTTTTACCGAGAATACAGCTTTGTGACCAGACATAACTATAGTAGAATGTATCACGAATTATATTCTGAACAAATTTTACAAATTTATAATGAGGCTTAATGATGTCCAATTATAAAAAGAAAAAATGGAATGACTACACAGTAAGTTATCTGAACACATTTCAGGAGTGGGTTCCTGTGTATGTACCTTCCGTGTACCAAGAATATAGAGGAGAGATATTTACCACTTATCATAACACAGAACATCCTGTGAATAAGCTGGTGCCTTTGGACGGCGCCATTCATTCAAGATTTTCCAAGTCCTATCGAGGCGTTTTACGTGGGTTACATTATGACTCAAAAACTTGGAAATTAGTTCAAGCTCTAGTTGGAGACATCTATTTGGTTGTTTTGGATGTAAGAGAAGGTTTATCCACCTATGGCAAGTGGGAGTCCTATATAATTTCAGAGAAAACTCGCCATCAAGTATTGATACCTCCTGGGTTCGCTAATGGCCACTACGCATTGACAGATTGTATATTTCATTATAATTTGTTCTATTCAGGAAATTATGTAGATGAATCTCAACAAAAAGTCATAAAGTGGAATGATAGTCGTTTCAATATAGAATGGCCAACCGATACTCCTATTTTGCAAAAGAGGGACAAATGATTACTAACATTGAAAAATATCCAGATGTTCGCAATCCTAGCCACACTGTTGATGAATTGATTGCTTTTGAAACTGATATAGTACAAGAATGGGAAACTGGAAAGATTCGAGGTCCAGTGCACCTATCTCATGGAAATGAAACTAGTTTAATTGAAATTTTTAAAAAAATAAAATCCACGGATTGGGTGTTTAGCACTTGGAGGTCACACTATCATGCTTTGCTCAAGGGGATTGATCCTGCTTGGATAAAAACAGAAATTTTACAAGGCAAATCCATCACAATTTGTAATATTGATGAGAAATTCTACTCATCAGCTATAGTAACAGCCACTCTTCCTATAGCTTTAGGTGTGGCTCAAGCTCTGAAAAAGTCAAACAGTTCAGACAAGGTTTGGTGCTTCATAGGTGATATGTGTTTTGAAACTGGAATTTTTTATGAAGTGCATAAGTATGCTAGAAATTTCAATCTGCCACTACACTTTGTTGTGGAAGACAATGGAGTATCCACATACACACCCACTGAAGCCACTTGGCAAAAGAAAAGAGAAGTCCCAAATGATGTTCTATACTACTCCTATAAATCTAAGTACCCTCACTACGGTTCTGGGAAATGGGTGGCATTTTAATGTCTGAAAAACTGAAAAAGTATGTATGCAAAAATCCATTTACCTACCTGGATGTCCAACATAGCGGTCAATGGATTTGTTGTCCCAGCTGGGCTCCAACTAATATACGGTTGGATACACCTGTCTGGCAAGAAGACCTGTTGGAGAATTGGAAAGGTCCCATTGTACAAGATATCAGAAAATCTGTTTTGGATGGTAGCTATAGACACTGTGACCATAAAATTTGCCCGGCTTTGTCTAAACTGATTCATACCAATGAAGTCCCAGAAGAATTCATGGAAAAAGAGGAGTTCATGAAAATTAATGAACTCACAACCATTGAAGATGTGGAAAATTTTCAAGGTCTTCCAGAATACATTCTGTTTGGATTTGACCGTAGTTGCAACCTGAAGTGCCCTTCTTGTAGAAAGACACAAATTCCCAACGATGATTTAGATTCACCCATACACAAGTATAAAGAAAATTTGTTAAAACAAATTGAGGAGAAATTTGCTTCTAACGTTAAGCGATTGATGATAACAGGAAGCGGTGACCCTTTCTATTCAAAACTCTATAGAAACTACTTGATTGATTTCAATCTCAAGAAATATCCTAAATTGAAGGAGATCCATGTGATAACCAATGGAAATCTTTTGAATGAAAAAATGTGGATGAGCTTGGGAGCTAGACCTTTCATCAAACGTGTGGAAATTAGCGTAGATGCTGGAACAAAAGAAACCTATGAAAATGTTACCAGATTGAACGGTGACTGGGACAGGCTGATTGACAATTTGAAGTTCCTTAGTACCCAACATAGTATAACGCACTTCATAACCTCTATGGTGGTCAGTGAATATAACTATAAAGAAATGGAAACTTTCTACGACCTGGTTATTGACATTTTTAAAAACTCACCTATTCACCTGGGCATACATTATCGCCAGCACGTATATTGGGAAACTGGTGCCTATACTAAAGATGAAGTGGATTCTGTGTCTGTGTTTAACAACACCCATGACAAATTTGAAGATTTCAAACAAGAGTTATTAAAAGTACACAATAAACCATTCGTAGGACATAATTTTCACCATTTGTTAAATAACACTTGACAAACAACATATATGGTGTTAGATTCCATAGTAACTCTAGGAGGAGAAACTATGGAATCTATTTTTATGGCGCTGGCAGCTACTTCCAGCCGGTTGGAAAAAGAAGCCATTTTGAAACAACACCATGCAGTACAAGGAGCAGCTGCGGATGCAACACTCCGGCGTGTGTTGTTTCTTGCTCTTGACCCATATACACAATTTTATATTCGAAAGATTCCCACCTACACCAACACAACTCTGAAACACACCAAGAGTACCATGAGTTTGAATGGTGCCTTAGATAATCTGAACAACATCATCAATCGTGTGGTGACAGGTAATGCTGCCATCAATCATCTGAAAATCATTTTGGAAAGTGTCACGGCTGATGATGCCAAGGTGATTGAACGCATCATTGAGAAGGATTTGCGCTGTGGTGTGTCTGAGGCCACTGTGAACAAGATTTGGCCTGGATTGATTCCCACCTATCCTGTGATGCTGGCATCTGGCTTTGATGAAAAAATCATGAACAAGATGACTTATCCTGCCTATGTGCAATTGAAGCTGGATGGGATGCGATTCAATGCCATTGTGAAGAATGGAGCAGTGGAGTTTCGTTCTAGAAACGGTAAGCAAATTGACTTGCTGGGACATCTGGAACAGGAATTCTTGGAGTTGGCAGGAAACAATACAATAGTGTTTGATGGTGAACTGGTGGTGTTGGATGGCAATGGCATCATGAATCGTCAGAAAGGCAATGGCATCCTGAACAAGGCTGTGAAAGGCACCATCACAGACAAGGAAGCTGGTATGGTTCATGCCACCATCTGGGATGTCATCCCATTCACAGATTTCCAGACTGGACATTGTGACACACCCTATGGTGACCGATTCAACATGCTGGAACAGATGGAGTTGCCTGTTCGCATCTCGTTGATTGAAAACATTGAAGTGGCTACTGAGGATGAAGCACATCACATCTTCGAGGAATATTTTCAGAAGGGTGAGGAGGGTATCATCTTGAAGGGCATCAATGCTCCCTGGGAGGACAAGCGTGTGAAACACCAGGTGAAGTTCAAGGGAGAATTGGAATGTGATTTGAAGTGTGTGGATTGGCAGGAAGGGACTGGCAAGAATGTGGGCAAGTTGGGTGCCTTGGTGTTGGAGTCTGATGATGGAGTGGTGAAAGTGAATGTGGGTTCTGGCTTCACTGATGAACAACGTGATAAATACACAAGAGAAGAAACAGTAGGTAAGATTGTGGCTGTGAAGTACAATGCCAGAATTCAGGACAAAAAGACTTTGCAGCACAGTTTGTTTCTTCCAGTATTTCTTGAACTTCGTGAAGATAAGGCAATTGCTGATGCTTCATCTTCCATCAAGTAGAGGTCACTATGGAAAAGCATGATGAATACTATGAAGAGGTTGAACGCCGATTTCAATTTTTCATTACAGATATGCATGAAGAATTGGATAATATTGAACGTTTAGTTAATGGAAATGAGTCTGCTGTGTTGCTGTTACAATGGGTTCGAGACACAATGCATCGTGTTGCGGAAAACTACGAAAGATAAATAAAAATGCCGACATACGAATACCAATGTGAAAAGTGTGAGCATTACTTTACACTATTCACCAGTATCTCTAACATGAACCAAGCCGAGGAACAACCATGTCCTAATTGTTTGGAATTGGCAGTCAAGAAGGTGATGTTCACAGCTCCTTCTATCGGTGATCCTGTTCGTCTACGTATTCGACGACCCGATAATGGCTTCAGAGAGGTACTACAGAAAATTCATGAAAAGACCCCCGGTTCAACAATTAAAAACAATAGTAGTTTCATTTAAGGACTCTCCGTCCGTTTCATACCCCGGTGAGGCTTCGGCCTCGTCGGGGTTTTTTACCTTCAACCCAGCGAGTACGTTATGTCCAGAAAAAAGCGCCTTAAATTGGTATCTTCCCAAACGTACATTTTTCAAGAAGAGCAGGAATCTAAACACAAAGTTCAGCTTGTTGATTTAAAAGAAATCTGGGCTCTCACAGAAAATCAGGAGAATTTTTTCAATTACTATCGTAAAGGACACAAAGCCATTCTATGTCATGGAGTGGCAGGGACAGGAAAAACCTACATTGCCATGCACAGCGCTTTCAAGGAGATATTAGAAAATTCCAATTATAATAAAGTTGTAGTTGTACGTTCAGCAGTGCCATCTCGGGATATTGGATTTCTACCAGGCAATGAAAAAGAAAAAGTGGAAGTGTATTCACAACCCTATCAAGAAATTTGCGCAGATTTGTTCCCTAGATTTGGAGAACGTGCTTATAACAAACTGAAAGAACAAAGTTTGATTCATTTCATGGTCACTTCCTATGTTCGTGGATTGACCTTGGACAACTGCATCGTGATTGTGGATGAGGCTCAAAACATGAATGACATGGAACTGAACAGCATCATGACCCGAGTGGGACAGAACACCAAAATTATTTTCTGTGGGGATTTCCGTCAAACAGATTTACAAAAACGTTCTGATATGTCAGGATTGAAGAAGTTCATGGCCATCGCCAACCATATGCCTTCCTTTCGTCATGTAGAGTTTGGTGTAGATGACATTGTTCGTGGACCCTTGGTGAAAGAGTATATTATGGCTAGAATGATGTATGAGGATGTTCTTGTGGCCTCTTGACAATAATATAATATTGTGTTATATTATTGTTATGAAAACATTTCTACATGACCCAGTAACAATAGAAACCATTTCTGCTGTGAACCAGGAAGATGGAACCAGAGCCTATCAGACACCTGAGGGTAGGCTCTATCCATCTGTCACCACAGTGTTGGCTGAACACACCAAGAAAGGCATCCAGGAATGGAGGACCCGGGTAGGGGAGGTGGAAGCCAACAAAGTGTCTCGACAAGCTGCCACGTGGGGTACAAGATTTCATACCATCACAGAAAAATATCTTCAGAACAATTTGACTGGGGGTGATTTATCACTTTGGGATTATGAAATGTTCAAGGTGGCCAATCCTGTGTTGGATAGAATTGACAACATTCGAGCACAAGAAGTGGCATTGTGGTCCCATCATCTACGTTTGGCAGGACGTGTGGATTGTGTGGCTGAGTTTGATGGCAAGTTGAGTGTGATTGACTTCAAGACAGCACGCCGTGAGAAAGATGTAGAACACATTCAACACTATTTCATGCAGGCAGCTGCTTATGCCATCATGTTCGAGGAACGAACCAAGATACCAGTGAACCGTTTGACCATTATGATAGCAGTATCAGATGGATTTATGCAAGTGTTTGAAAGTAAGAGAGACCACCATGTTGAACAGCTTTTATATTATCGGGACTTGTATGAGGTAATGAAATGAAATTATTTGTTTTCGGTGATTCATTTTCCACCAATTATACCTTAGACAATCAAGTAAAGGTTGAAGAAAGTTGGCCAGTATTGTTGTCTGATGCATTGAATTGTAAATTATTGAATTATGCTAATGCTGGTATGTGTAACGGAGAAATCATCAACAGGTTCATTCAGCATTATTATGAAATAGAAGCTGATGATATGGTTGTTATTCAGACTGGATTTTTTTCTAGATTCTTGAATCCATTTACCAATTCTACTATATTTGCTAATGACATTCTTAGTGGTTCTGAACACAAAAATCTAGATTCCAATACAAAACAAGACTATGATTTTTATCGTCAATATATGTTGACTTTAGACACCTATATAACCCATGATATGCTGAAGTATAAGTTCATCCTGGATTATTTGAGTATTCGAAACATCAAATTCTTTTTATGGTCAGTGGATCCGCACCCTTTTCTTGATAAGTACATCATAAATAATTTTTCTGAGCGATATATGTTGTACCCTAAAGACTGGGAACGTATAACTAGTGATAGAAAATTTTGGGCTGGAAATGATAAACACTTCAACGCTCCAGCTCATAGCTTTGTTTTTGAATGGTTTTATTCGAGGATGAGATAATGAAATACATTGTAACCGCGGGTTGTTCATTCACCCGACAAGGAACAAGAATAGGTATCAATGGTACTGAATACAATTTCATGAATGAATATAAGAATATGTGGAAGTGGCCACATTTCATTCAAGAGATGTATCCAGAGCACACTGTATTAAATTATGGTAACCCCACTAATGATAACAATTTGATAGCACAAAGTGTGTTGTATGGTGTGTCCAAGTTGCTAAAGGACAATGTTCCTGCGGAGAATATAAAAGTTATCGTACAATGGTCAGCTTGGTCCAGAAATTCATTTTTTGTATCCAAAAACAAACAAAGAGAAAAAAATTATGAGTTACGAAATATTCAAGGAACATATCTGAATTCTGAAACAGACCATGATTATTTTGCACATCTTAATGATTTCATTACAGATAAAACTCACATTGGTGAGCATGGATATTATGTTCTATCTGGGGGATACGGAGTGAATCATGTTTTGATTCCAGCCATAGAATTCTGGGAAGATTATGTGGATCATGTCTTTTCTGCGGATGAGCGGTTGATAGAACACTTCAAAAACATTTTACTAGTTCAGAACTTTTGTGAGATTCACAAGATTCCTTGTTTGTTTTTGAATATGCACAACAACTTTTCTTTTGAATACACCAATGACAGTTCTTCTCAGTCGGGTTGGCCTAGATGGAAACCAGAAAACAGTCAAAAGACTGAGGGTTGGCACGTTATTGAAGAAAAATATATTCCTAATACCTGGGAAAACGACCACAAAGAAAGATTCACTTCTCCTTATGTGAAGTTTTTGTATGATATGATTGACTTGAAAAATTTTTGGTTTTACATAGAGCCAGGTGTCACAAAGTTTGGTGGCATCGTGGAATGGACTATTAAAAACTACAACTTTCAAGAAATGTCAACAGATGAACATCCTAACATCATATGGATGGAAGCCATTCCTCTACTAGATGCAGGCAAGCACAACAAAGAAGATATCATCAGGTGGTTAGATAACACTGTGTGTTGGCAACATACCTCTGCATTTATGTACAAGAAGTTTGTACAGAATGAATTGAAACCTTTCTTAGATAAATAATTTTGTAGGATGGTAGTAGAACAGCTTGAATTGAAACATAGCTTGGACAGGGGTTCGACTCCCCTCACCTCCACTTGATGTACCGTAGGTCTTTCGGGGGTGCTTGGTTTCGACAGGTTAAGGATTAGATGAGAGAGCTACCCGAAAGGCGACTGCCGTAAGCAGAGCAAAAACATTAACAGGCACATATAATACGCCTCTTGCATTAGCTGCCTAATTAGGTAGCATGCCGGGTTCGGGGTTTCCCTGGGAACAGAAAACCCCACTAAATTTATGCTAATAGACATTCCTGAAAACACCGAAAATATCAATATTTTGTTGTCAGGTGGTGCAGACAGTACCCTGCTCACCTATTTGCTTTCCAAGCAAACTACCAAAAAAATCATTTTACACACTACAGGATCCTCAGATGTGGTGCATAAAAAAATCGTAGAACCTATCGTAACCCACTTGAAAACAATTTTTGGTGATAGATATCAAATCAATAAAATCAAAAAGAAAGATTTCTGGATTCGAGATGCAGTAAACTTTATTCTGTCCGTGTATCCAGGAGTGGTGTTGACTGGTTGCAATAAAGTGGTGACACATTTCACACCTACAGTTTACCTTCGTGGAGATACTCCTCCTGTACGAGGTTCTGTGTCTAGACCAGAACATCTGCGTCCTTTCATTGACATGGATAAAGTTGATATTTTGAAAATCTATCAACAGGAAAACATTTTAAATTTACTGAGTCTAACAAAATCTTGTGGTTTATCTAAGTTACCGCGCTGTGAGGGGTGCTATTTTTGTATGGAAAGAGCCTGGGCAGCCAATGTACTTGGGATAAATGATATAAATACTATAGAACCTCAGACCACTATGGAAATCAATCATGAAAACATTTAATATTGCCTATTCTGCTGATGTCAATGTTGCCTCATTATTATCAACATTGAATACTCAAGGAACTGTTATCTATCATCTAGAAACGCTTCGTGTTGTAGGACTGGAAGTGTCGGATGAAACTACCTCTTCTGTGTTGGAGACTATCCCAGGTGTAATTCTTGTGGAACTAGACCTAGGGGCTACCGTGACTTCACATGCTGAATGGCATCAACTTCGTTTGGTTTCCGCAACACTTCCCATGAAACAAGTCTATAATCCTTCACATCATGGTGAGGGAGTAATAGTATATTTGATGGATTCAGGTGTAGACACCACGCACCCAGAATTCACTGGATCCAACATTGTCAATCTATATTCATACAATGAAGATTTCTCAGACTTGAATGGTCATGGCACTGCTGTAGCTAGTTTAATTGTTGGTGACACCTTGGGTGTGTCTAATCAGGCAATCTTGAAATCTGTGAAAATCCCATTTGGATCCACATCCATCGGTCAACTTCTAACAGCTTTTGATGTGGTGTTATCTGACCATTTGTTAACCCCCGGTGTAAAAGTTGTGAATTGTTCTTGGGGTGTAGCAAAAAGCGCATTACTGGATAGTAAAGTAACAGAATTGCAAAATGCCGGTTTAGTTGTGGTGGCAGCAGCAGGCAACTCTGGAATTTCTGCTGATAGCTTGTCGCCTGTAGGTTTAAACACAGTGCTCGGCGTGGCTGCTTCTGATGCCTATGACCGCGTTATTAGTTGGGGAGATGGTCAGTCCAGTAATTATGGTCCTGATGTTGACATCACTGCTCCTGGTATAGATGTAAACGTGGCAAATGTTTCCGGCGGGTACACGGAACTTTCTGGTACTTCCTTGAGCGCAGCCATCACATCTGCTGTGGTGGCACAATATGTGAATGGCAACTCTACGTTGACAGCACAACAAATTCAAACTATGGTTCTAGATTCCAGTGCTGAAAATATATTGTTTAGAAATGAAACCATTTATGGTAGCACACCTAATCGCTTACTTAAAACTTTATTTTTACGTGGGCTTCTTATTTGGGATCAACCTATAGGGACCATGTTTCCAGTACAGCGAGGTGTAACTACCACGTTAGCATTAAGCACGGTGGCTGATTTATCCAACGCATTATATGATGACTATTCTTCACCTGGTGTGATTCACAAAAAATTACCTTGGATTAACAGCAGCTACTCTGATAAAAATTTAACATTAACCATCACGCCTGATTCAGAAGTCACAGTTGGTTTTTATAGTTTAATGATTCAGGCTGTAGATAAAGAAGGTGTCACCTACTATTCAAGATTTAAAGTGGGCGTATATGAAACCAATTTAAGTGAATTGGATACAGTTGAAACAGAATACTATTTAACTGTGAATGAAAACAATGAAACTCAGATTGCTGTGACACCATTCCCAGGTACATTTTGTGTTACAAATAATGATTGTCCCAAGGGTGAATACTGTTGTAACTACGTTTGCGGGGCGTACGCCTGCTAATGTGATTCATTGTTATGATAGTAACTTCCAAAATAGATGAGCAAAAATGGATTTGGGTGAAGGTTCCCAAAACAGGAACCCGAGCATATTTTGAGCTGTTTCAATTACCTAAAA